AACACGGTGACCCAGCAGATGCCGGGCCAGACGTCGTTCAATCCGATTACCCTGTCCCATGGTGTCATCTGCGGGCAGACGGGGGGTCCGCTGGAAGTGAACATGCTACAGCAGATCTTCACCGTCAATCAGGGTTCCGGTACCCAGGCTCCTGGCATGAACTTCCGCTACAAGGCAGATATCCAGGTTCTGGATCATCCGGTCACTACGCAAGATGCTCCTGTCAAGGCATGGTTCATAGTTCACAACGCGTGGACTACTGCCTTTGCCTGGGGCGACCTTGACGCGGGAGCGAACCAGACACTGGTCGCGCAGCTCTCTATGGTCCATGAGGGCTTTGATGTTTCCTACGCGGCAGGTGTGGGCACATCTGCAGCTTCCGCACCGGACACACTTCAGTAAGGATTACCAGTAGGATAATCTCGTAGCAACCCGGAACGTACACGGAGCACAATATGGCACCAGAAGTGAAGACCGTTCGCGCGAATGAGCGTCCCAGTGATGCCAACGCCGCCGCCGCTGCGGCTATGTCAGCCGCTATTGCGAAGTACCCCGATGCTCCGGTGTCGTTGCCTGACCTGGTCACCCTGCCCGGTGGCCTGGTAAATGGTGATGAGATAATTTCCACGGCCCAGGTCAGGGAACTTAACGGGATGGCCGAGGAAGCCCTGTCCCGTGCTTCCCTTCCGGACCCGCGTACCGGTGTGGTAAATTCTTTCCACTACCTGAATACCCTGGTAACTCAGGGGACGGTCAAGGTCGGGGAGGCTGACCCCAAGGAGACTAAAAAGCTCCTGGGCAAACTACTTATAGGGGACCGGGACGCTATTCTCATGGGAATCCGGATCATCACCTACGGCAAGGACCTGGAAATCCCGCAGTGGGAGTGCCCGTCCTGCGGTGAGCTTTCCGACCTGACGATTGACCTTACTGAAGATGTCAGTACCAAGACCCTGAAGAGTCCTGATGAGGCTGCATTCGAGGTCGAGCTGAACCGTGGCAAGGTGGCGGCTGTACGTCTTCCTAACGGGGAAGACCAACTGGCAATAGGGGAGAATCCTAAGGCCACTACTGCCGAACGAAACACCATTTTGCTCCAACGCTGTATCTCCACCATCACCTCGCCTGACGGTCACATTCAGTCAATGGCTGGCTTCCCGTCTCTGGCCCGCGAGATGTCCATACCAGACCGGCGTAAGGTTCTGAGAGAGGTAGCTGAGCGCCAGCCAGGACCGGAGTTCAACGACATTAAACTGACTCACGCGGCGTGCGGTAATGAGGTGACCCTCGCACTGGGGATCGCGGACTTGTTTCTCTAGGGAGATAAGCCTCGACCGGATGTACTACGAGTACGGCCTGATTACCATCGCCTTTCCGGCGTGGACTCCTGAGGACATGGGCAGGATGACCCGGCAGCAGCGGAAGTACTGGTCGGAGTTCTCCCTGGCCCGGCACGAGCAAAAGAATCTGGTAAACTTAGGGAGAACGAACATTCGGAATAATAGCTCGTAGCAACATTAGATCATCCCGTCTAGGACAACACGGAGCAACGGGCTCTTTCAGTGGTACCTATGTAACGGAGCCTGGTAATGCCCGCGAATGATGATTACAATGCGACGATGGGTGTGGCAGGAAACCCGGGCAGCTCGCAGGTCATAGGCGCGAATTCTCTCCAGCAGGCAATTGACAAGTTTGACTCTGCCGTTACCAAGCTGTCCGGCCTGTATGACACGGCAGCGAAGTCGGCCGGGAGTATCACGCCGGGCGGGATCACCTCAAAGACGGGCGGACCCCAGTCATCTAACAGCCAAGGATGGGTGAGTCAGCTCGGCTCGCGCTTCTCTTCCCTCAAGAACGGATTCGGTGGCCAGCAGCCGAACCAGTCCGGGCAATCCACGACTAATGCGTGGGGCGTCACCACGCAGAATACGGGAATGCAGCCTGCCGCGAGCGGGCAGGGTTCCGGTCAGGGATACACCGGGCTGCTCCCTACCATGTTCGGCCAGATCGGGGGCAAGCCTTCCGCTGCTGCGGCGTACGTTACTGCGCGAACAGGGGGAGGTACAGGAGGGGGTGCGCCTAGCAATGGCGGGAGTGCCAGCAGCGGTCCCCCGACCATCGGCGGCACGCTCGCGACGGCTGCAGGTGCGGCTGCCATAGCGTCGACAGCTTACGGACTGAACCAGTACAGCAAGCAGGTTCAGCTTTCCGGCTTTGTGACGCAGAACGCCATGTGGCTTCCGGCTGGCGCAGGAGCCGGGGCTAACGTCCAGAACCGGATTGGTCAGGCTGCGCTGGCCAACAAGCCACTGGCCATGAACCAGAGTGACCAGCTCGCCTCGCAGTCGATTATCAGCGGCATGTACGGGACGGCTTCAGGTTACGGTAATGCGCAGTCGAATCAGCTTCAGTCCGGCGCTAATGCGGCCGGGTACGCCATGGGCCAGGGTGCCGCAGCCGGTGCCCAGTTCGCTGCAAACCTGTACTCTCCTACATCTTCAATGGCCTTTTACAATATGGGCCTGGGGAACACTGCTCCCGGTATCAGGGGCTCATCTGCCACCCGGTCAATGCCAGTCGTCGCCCAGGGACTTATCAGCCGACTAGGCGGGACTGGCGGCAAGAACCTGTCCACCAACATTTCCGAGGCAGGTGCCGGGTACGGTACCCTGCTGGCACTATCGGGGGGAGACCCCAACCAGGCCGCGAATCTGCAGACCATGCTGCTGGCCACGCAGAAGCTGGACGTCGGTAACAAGGCTACGGGAGGAAAGGGCCTTAGTACGACTCAGCAGACAGCTTTGTGGAATGCATCAGCGGGTCAGGGCAGCACCGCCGGGTCCAAGAAGCAGACTGTATCCAGCGCTGATGCCGAGCTGGCCAAGTACGGAATCAACACCTCAGACCAGCAACGTATCAATAACGCCAGCAGTCAGCAGATGAACCAGACTGCCAACACGGCCCAGTCCTTCAATGACGGGCTGACTGCCTCGACTGCCATCATTGGTGACTTCAATGCGGCTGTGACCAAGTTCTTGAACATACCAGGGGTTAAGCAGATCACCGGTATACACGGCGGCATCGCTGCCTCCTTGGCTAACGTTCCAGGCGGGGCTGCGCTCATGGGTACCGTAGGCACAGCCGTGGGTATCGGGAAGGATATCGCTAGCCTCTTTTCGGCAGGCGGACGTCTTCCCGGCTACGGTGGCGGGGATGTAAATCCTGCTCTGCTTGAGTCTGGGGAGACGGTCGTATCCAAGGAACACTCGAAGAAACTGGCGGGAGTGTTTAAGGCAGTAGGCGTGCCCGGTTATTCATCAGGCGGCGCAATTGCAGCCGATGCTCAAAAGTACGTTGGCCACAAGTATGTCTACGGCGGCCCGTCTAATCCCAAAAATGGCTGGGACTGCAGCTCCTTTGTTGACTACGTTGTCGGACATGATGAAAAGATGAGTATTCCTGGCGGGAGTTGGGCCAGCACCACCAGCAAGGGAGCAATACACGGCCCGGCCACCGGAGACTGGGCATCCTGGGGCGGTACCAAGGTCATTGGAACAGACGCCAGCAAGTCTCTCAGCGGAGACATTGTGTTGTGGCCAAGTCACGTCGGAATTTCTCTTGGCGGAAACAAGATGGTGTCCGCGTATGACACTGCGTCAGGTACAATTGATACTTCTATAACCAGCGGTGGTCCTGGTGGGGAGAGTTTCCAGATTCGCAGGCTGACTGGTGCGTCACCTGGTACTTCAGGCAGCACTAGTACAGCAGCCAGTACTGTATCAGGATCTCCCGGTGGTAATCCAGGTGCGGCTACCGGCTCAGCGGCTACCGGTGGAACGCTTGGACTCAGCCCTGGATCTTACGGCTCATCAACTGAGCTGGCTAACATCCAGGGGGCACTCGGAGGCGGTAGTGGTGGTGGCAGCACACTCAGTTCGAGTTCCGCTTCTTCGAGCGGTGGTTCAGGTGGCTCTGGTGGAGGTTCTGGAGGTGGCTCTGGAGGTGGCTCAGGTGCCGGGGGACCATTGACTGATCCAGGCGGATCGCGTGCATCCTTTGCCAAGGCCCTGCTGAAGGCCATTGGTGCTCCTCTTTCAGCCGGAAATATCAAGGCAGTTACTAGCTGGGAAACCATTGAAGGTGGCGGCTTCGGTAATCAGGCCGCCAACAACCCGATGAACCTCAACCCCGGCAAGGCTAACTGGCCTGGCCACAATGCGGACGGAGCGTGGGCCTTTCCGACCCTGGCTGACGGCCTCAAATACACCGCCCAGTATCTTGGCATGTCTAACTATTCTGGCATACTAAGTGCGCTGAAGGCCGACACGAAGGGCTCTGGTATTTCCGTAATCAATGCCATCATGGACAGCCCCTGGGCACAGAGCCACTACGGTCACGACGCTCACAGTTTTCCCGGCTATGCCGGTGGTACCGTAGGTGCGGCTGGCGGGCTCACCTGGGTTGGCGAGCGCGGTCCTGAGCTTATGGACATGGCCCCTGGTACCAGGGTGGCTACTAACGCGGCGTCGAAGTCTGCGGCCAAGGGGACTGCCCAGACTCCCTGGACTGCACAGCTTGCGAACATTACTGCGGGCGGTAACCGGACGGGCGCTAGTCAGGGACAGCCTATGACCATCAACTTCGGGGACATCAACATTGGCGGTACCTCTGCCGGTGCCAGTGCTCCCGCTGCTCAGAACGCCCGCGAATTCGTTCGTGAGGTTCGCCAGTTGCTACAAAAAGAGGATCTCTTTAGCAACATCGCTGGTGGCGTGAAATGACAGCAACTAGTTACTGGTATTCTATAACCGGTGTTGGCACGACTCCCCAGGTTTTCTTCGGTACTGTAGCTGCAGCACAAAGTACTTTCGGTGTCAGCGCTGACATCACCGGACCTTTTGCATCTCAGGAGCTTGCGCAGAAAGCTGCCGGTGTAACTCCTGCCACGCCATTGCCCACACCCGGAGCCAAGCCGCCTGTAAAGACTACGAAGACTCCCGTTGCCGCAGCCACGCAGATCGTTTACACACAACCGGGATTTGATCCTCGCATGGCAAACATCCCGCTGCCGGGAAATATGGGACCTAATGCCGTATCCTACTCAGCCACGGGAGAAATGGTCTGGGCAGGACCGACCTACGGGTACCCTCAGGCGTTCAGGTCCAAGCTGAATTTCCTGTTCAACCCTTCCACAATAGATAACAGCGCGGCCATCTACTCGGGAGCAGGCGGCGCTCAGACTAATGCCGCACTGCAGTTTACTTCCGCGAGCGCTCTTGCTGCCGTGGCCCTTCCGATGAATCAGACCATTTCCTTTTCGCTGCTCTTTGACCGTAGTTTTGAGGTCTGGGGGTCGATGCCGGACGGGAATGTTCCCGTCACGACGTCTGATACGGACGCCAGCGTGTACGGAGTCCAGGTTGATTACCTGTGCATGCAGCAGTTCACCGGCCAGCTTATAGGGCAGAGCGCAGGAAACGGGAGTACGAAGCAGGCCGGGGCCAGCGCCATGCAGGGTGCTGTCCAGGTCAAGCAGGGTACCATTTTCCAGATACCGTCGTACATCTACTTCGGCCCGAGCGTCTTCTACGGCTATATAAATTCGGTCGATTGCCAGACCACCGGCTGGAGTCAGTACATGGTCCCGATAAGGTCCGTCATGAACTTTTCCTTCACCACCATGATCCCGCCATCGGGCGCACAGCCTCCGCTTAATGCCTGGAGTAACCTGCAGTCACTTACGCCAGGGGTGCCCACTTCCGGTTCACCTCCGACTATTCCTGCGAGCGGAGTGGGAGGAACGTGACAGTCCAGCCAGGTAGCAGGTACATCAACACTCCCATCGTGGATCTCACGATTAACGGACAGACCCGGCAGGTGCTGGTTCCCAGCCCGCAGACGAATTACTCTTTCACGTACACGGCCTACATGGTTACGGGGGAAGATCGTATCGACACCATAGCGAACGACTTCTACGGTGATCCCACGCTATGGTTTCATATAGCCCAGGGCAACCCTGAGATCTTGAATTGGAGTAACCTACCTCCTGGCTCTATCATCAGGATTCCGGGAATATTATGGTAGCCACCACGATCTCGCCTCCAGTCGCGCCAACTCTTTATTCACTGGAAATAGCAGGTTCCGCTTGTTCTGACTTGCCTTACGACGTAGAGCTTCGTGAATCCTGGGGAGCCCATGATCTAGTGTTTTTGCGGATTCCCGTCGCACCAGGTACCCCCTACAAGCATCTGCTGACTGCATGGGCAGACAATGCACCGGTCAAGATGGTCTGGGGGCGCGGGTCAGTCAACATGTCCACGTGGTACGGCTACGTCAACCATCACGAGGTTGCGTCTAATGACGATGCCGGAATGGGCACTATCCAGATCACGTATGTCTGCATCGGGACTAGTAAGCCGATGAACACGGAGGTCTCTAAGGCGTGGCCAATCACGACGCCGACTGCCATTGCCCAGACGATTGCCAGGAAATACAGTCTGCGCTGTGTCGTGACCTCGACCAACTTTAATCTGCCCTTCGAGATGCAGGTTGAGTCTGACTTCAGCTTCCTGAACCGTATCGCTGCTAAGGTCGGTTACCGCTTCTGGGTATCCGGTGGCACGCTGTACTTCATCGACCCGATTGTCTGCCTGTCGGGACAGAGTAAGCTATTCGTGCCACAGTATCGCATTGATAAAATCCCGACCCAGAGGGACACCGCACGAGACTTCCAGCGCATCAAGGGCGACAACATACCGGGTGCCGTTGTTACCCAACGGCAGATTTCCGGGGTTGATCAGTCTACCGGCCAGCCTTTTACTGTCCTGGCTGACACCAGCACACCAGGTACGACCACGACAATCAACACAACTCGTCATGTGACGTCTTACCAGCAGGCTAAGCAGATCGTCAATGCTCAGCAGAGTCTTAGCCAGTTCTGGATTCAGGCCAGCGTGGAAGTATTTGGGTACACGCTGCTCTACCCCGGCAAGGTCATCAACCTGCAAGGCTATGCGTTGCCAGATGGTGCACAAGGAAACTGGATTGTCACGTCTGCCCAGCACGTCCTGACAATAGGAGGATCACCTGATCCGAGTAAGGACATTTATATTACGCGACTTGGACTCATGACCAACTCAGCAATGGGTGCACCGAGCATCAAGGGCGTGAGTCCCGTTTCCCCTGAAATAATTCCTTGCATTCTCATCAGCAAGAGCATCTGGCAGTCTACCAGCTTTGCTATAATCATCGACGGGATTGTAAATATATGACAGGCCAGCCAATTCCAGAACACAAGCAATGGCTTGGCGTGTACCTGGGCATTGTCGCGCAGACTAGAGGAGACACTTACGTGCAGGTCCAGGTCCCGCAGCTCTCCGGTTTTGAGATGCATACCTGGGCACGCCCGATGGGGGCTATCCCGGAGTTTCCTCCTATCGTGGGAACGACCGTTCTCGTGATGTTCATCGCGGGAGACCTTCAATTTCCGTGCTACAGTCTGACGGCCTGATAAGATGGAGATATTATGTCAACAGAAATACTGCAGCCTTTCGGCCTGACACCATACGGAAGCGTGGCTATCACAGACGATCCTAACGTCCAGGCCAGGCAGCATATAGAATCGATCCTGGCTACCAGTCCGGGTGAACGCGTGATGCTTCCGTCTTACGGTGTTCCCCTGAAAGGATTCGTTTTCCGGCCAAGTCCTACCAGGGTTGCCGGGGAGATCACACTTGCAGTGACTTCCCAGCTTGCCACATGGGAACCATCTATCAACGTCCTGAATATCACGCCGACTCCTAATGATACTTTCGGTGTGGCCGATGTTAACGTGGACTTCTCCCTGAATCCTGGTGCGGGTTCTTCCTCCAACATCGCAACGGTGTCCCTGGGCGGTACTGTGACTGAGACAGTGGTGAACGCCTGATGACAACTCCCTCCCCGAATGCAATTCTCCAGGTGCCCAGCAGCATCGACTTCACCAGCCGGGACTGGTCTGCTCTCGTGCAGTCCATGCTGGCTTACGCTGCCGTGGCATTTCCGGACTGGAATCCCTCGTCTGAGGGTGATTTCGGAACCATGCTGGTAGAGCTGTTCGCCTATGTAGGCGACATTCAGTCCTTCTACGGTGACAGGATCAGCCAGGAGGCTTACCTTCCGACCGCGACTCAGCGCCAGTCCCTGCTGAATATTGCTGCCACACTGGGGTACATACCTGCTAATGGTTCACCTTCGAGCGGTGTCGTCACCTTCCAGACCGCCAATCCCGGTCCCCCTGTGTCCGTCCCGGCGATGACGCAGGTCACGTCATCGTACTCATCCGGTACTGCTTCCCAGTCTGTCATCTTCGAGACACAGTCCCTGGTCGTGGTCCCCGGTAACGGGGGAACAAGCACAGTCCTGGTTATCCAGGGCGAGACCACGACGCTGATCGTCATCGGGACGTCTGCAGGCGTGGCCGGTCAGACCTTCCAGATTCCCCAGCTTGGTGTCCAGGACGGTACATTGACAGTATTCGTGGAAAGTGCGGATACATCAGGCAACGCCCAGTGGCTGTACATTCCCTTCCTGGTAGACGCCGGAGCGTCTGACCTTGTGTTCACCACTAGCACCGACCAGGCCGGGAACACGAATGTGATCTTCGGGGATAACATCAACGGGCTGATTCCCGGACTGGGCCTGACAATCTACGCGACCTACAGGACGATACTAGGTTCGGCCGGTAACCTGCCGGTCGGTGCTGTAGCTTCTATTGCCGCGCCCATTACCGGTGTGTTCATCCCGGTGGTCAGCAACGTGCCTGCCTCGACCGCAATGACCGGAGGCTCTGATGCAGAGTCAAATGACTCCATTCGATCCAACGCCCCTGCAGCCTACCGCGCACAGTACCGTGCTGTTTCACCCCAGGACTTTTCCGACCTGGCCTTCAACGTCCCCGGAGTTCTCATGGCCTCCGCAATCGGCAATCACAGTACCAGCGTCAGTCTGTACGTGCTTGGCCCTAACTATTCACCCCCTGGGCCAGCACTCGTGGACAACATCCTCACCTATTTTCAGGGAAAGACATTGGCCGGTGTAAGCCTGTCAGTAGTCAATCCGACCATTGTCCTGGTAGATGTGGGAACCACGGCGAATCAGGTCCAGCTTGTTGTCCAGCCGAACTACCAGCAGGCCGGTGTACTTGCTGCTGTCCAGGCAGCACTGACCGCGTACCTGTCCCCTCCTGCTGTATCCTTCGGTGAGCTGATCACGGTGTCGGAGTTGTACACCCTGATCAATTCAGTCCCTGGCGTAGCCTACTGCGTGATCCCGGTGTTCCTCCGGGAAGACGTGCCCCAGGCGGGCGTGACCTCTATCCAGTTCCGTGCGAACGAGGTGCCCTCCTGCGGCTCGTTCTTCATCAGCGTCTCCGGGGGGCAATAATGTCTAACGCGACTTTTCCAGGCGGGGTGTTCAACTGGGGTCCTGACCGGATCGATTCTGCGAGCGTTGATTACGCCGAGGATGTTAACTCCGTCGCGGCCGAGGTGACTGCCATCGAGAATACGATCGGAACGTCCCCTCAGACTGAGAGCAATCCTATCGCGGGTAACCCGGTTACCTACACGAGCGTAGATGCCCGCATCTCGGACAACCTCGCGGGTAATCAGCTTCCTGTCTGCATTTTGGGCAATGATGAGCTGCAGGTCAATAACTACCAGTCGGCCGGGACTAATTACGGTGTCTGGAACGCCTACGATAACGTTGACTTCGATCCTTTCAATATGTACAACGGGACCGACGTCACTATCCCGGTGCTCGGCCTGTGGCGTATTACGATCGGGCAGCAGTGGGACTGGTGGAGCACTGGCTACCATGGCTGCTACTTTTACCTGAATGACTACTACTTCCGCCAGGATATCTGGCACTGGGATTTCGCCGGGAATTATTACGGCGGTTACTGGTGGACGGTAGACCAGGTCCAGCGTCCGGGTTCCACCAAGATTACCTGGGAAGGTATACTTGGACAAGGCGACAGGATTCAGGTGCTGTCGGAAAATGGCTGTCCTCATACTCCCCACCGCACATTTGATCAGGAGTTCAAGGCAGTATTCGTCCGTGAAGTACCGCCAGGCACACCAACCGGGTAAGTGAGGTCTTAAAGAATGACCACACCTACTCAAGGTACAGTGTATGGGCTCTCTACTTATTCGAGTAGCACGTACGGATTGTCTCTTCCGGCTGCTTACCAGTGCGCCCCTATGTCCGCCGTGTCAATTGACTACGGGACTGTCTCTGTCACCTGGGTCAAGCCGACCGCGACGTATATCGCCCGCTGGCGTCTGATTGCGAACCGGTACGGTTACCCTGTCGATGAGAACGACGGCAGTGTCGTCATTGATGACCTGACCTACCCCGGCTCGTCTTATCTCGACCAGGCTGTCATCCCCGGTACCTATCATTACTATGGCTTTTATGTCCTGGCTGACGTCGAGACTAACCTGTGGGTGCGCTCGGGCTTCGCAGCCTGCCTTACCCCGGTTGACTACGCGTCTGGTGCCATGCTCCTCTCTCTCATGCCAGAGTACTTCTGGACAGAGCTTAACGGCGGGGACCTGACTGATGACGCTTCCGGCAATT